AACAAACTTTATAATGGGTACAGGTAACGCAGAGAAGATGCGTATCGTAGACTCAACTGGTAACATACTCATTGCAACCACAACCGACCTAGGAAATAAACTAGAAGTAAGTGGGTCAATAAACTCAACTGGATACAAGATAAACAATACAGCAGGGTACACGGGTATCCTAAATATCGTAACAAATCCACCTGGTCAGCAAAATGTTGACATACAAGGTGGAATTATCGTAAATGTTTTCTAAATTTGTAATAATAAATAACATGATCAAGATACAAGATATAATCGTACCAACTAAAGGGACTGCAAAATACTTCAATATTATTGCATTGAACTTCCCTATGAACCCAACTTCTGTAACCTTCTATTGGCAGATCTTTTCTGAGACCGAAGATGAAGACGGAGTTAAAATCCCAGGCACTCCATTGATGGATGGCAACTTAACTATGGATCAAGAGACCTATGCAAATTGGGGCTCAGACGATTCTTATGTTACCACTTGGGCCTGTAACCAATTGAACTTTATAATTATATGATAAACTTAAACAAAAACTTATTGGACCTCGATGGAAACGAAATCGAGAATGCTAACATTGGTAAAATCGTAGCTCAAACTTTGGTACAAAACCCAAAGGGGGATGCATTAAAAATCTGGCACATTGCTGGTAAATTACACAAAGGAGAAGAATTGGAACTTGACAAATCTGACGAGGAGATGTTAAAGAACCTAATTAAAGAATCTGAAACCTTGACAATCTTAACCAAGGCTCAGGCTTTGGAGTGTTTCTAATTGATAATTTTACATTTTAAGGAAGGGCAATCTACACGGTTGCCTTTTTCTTTTTTATTTTGTATCTTTGATATATGCAAGAAGTATTCTCACGTACAATCGACTTTCAGAGCGGCCTTACTGGTTGTCAAGTCATTTCAAATACATCAGCCAATACAGGTGCTTTTCAAGGTTTTGTAATTAATGCAGACGCTGTTGTTGCTCAGGTTTTAAACCCAGCAGGTACAGATATAACCTCAGCATTGGGTCTCACATCTGTAACTCTTAAACAAGGTATGCTAATTACCGCAGCCAAGGGGTCTCACTTCTCCTCAATCACATTAACTAGCGGTAGTATTGTAGCTTATCTGAAATGATAGGAATTGGATTAAATATTGGCAATCGTGTAATGGGCGGTGGGGTTGCCCCCTATGTGGGATTATTGGATACTTATCCCAATGCAGCCGCAGCGTATTCCGTGCGTTTGTTAAAATCCGATTACACGGGCAATGCAATTCGTGTGCGTAGGTCAAGCGACAACACAGAACAAAACATTGGTTTTACCGCATTGGGAAACCTTGATACAACGGCATTAAGTTCCTTTTGCAGTGGCACAAATGGCTTTGTAACAACTTGGTACGACCAAAGTGGGAATGGTTATGATGCAATACAAACAACTGCTTCAAATCAGCCAGAAATAGTTAGTAGTGGTAGCGTTTTGACTTTGAATGGCAAGCCATCAATTTATTTTAACAATCCAGTTGGAAGCAGTAGTCAATGGTTAAATACGGGAACTAATTTGTCTTTGTTTAATGTTGGTTCTATTTATTCTGTTAATAGTTATTTAAATAATACTGCTTTCCATGCTATTTTTTCAAATGGGTATAACGCACCTGCGGGGATATGGGTAGGTAGAAATTCAAGTGCTACAACTTTGCAAATTTGGTGCCAAGGTCAAAACTTTTCATCAAGCACGCCCGCTATTGTGTATGGCGTTCAATTATTGCAATCTTATTTTTTCAAAAGTGCAGTTACTAATGGCGTTAAAATATATGCTAACAATTCGTTAAACGCACAAAGTTCATTAACTTTTGGTGCATATTTGCCATTATCACAAGGTGCCATTGGTAGAGACCAAACCAATACAGATTTTCCATTGTACGGATATATGAATGAAATTGTTTTTTACGCAGAAAATACTGATGTAAACAATTCGGGTATTAACACAGAAATAAATACATACTATGGTACTTATTAAGGGCTACCAATATAACACCGAAGAAGAAGCAATCACCGCCCGTGAAGCGTGTGACACTTACTATGGTATTCCCGTTTCGCCTGATGATGTGACACAGAATTGGGTTGACTATCAGTTTGCGGAATTAAACACACCTCAGTTTTGGTATATTGTTTTTGATGATAGTTTACTACCAGTACTAGGAACGCCTACACAATTTGAAGTTGTAACCCCACCTTTTCCACCATTGGAAAATTAAATTTAATTAACTAACTTAGTACTATGAAATTCTTCGAAATATTCAAAGATGAAAAGGGTAAGTTTTCATCTAACCGCTTCGTGGGTATCTTATGTGCCATTGCTTTGTGTGTTACTATGTATCACAACTCTTTTTCTGAGGAGCACTTTAAACCTGCTTCCATCTTAGTAGAATGTGTAACCGCCCTTGCATTTGGTGCATTGGGTCTCGGAGCTGCTAATAAGATTTTCAAAAAGAAGGATGCCGAAGGATAAGCCCATAGCGAAAACAACCAAAGGCAAGAACGCCAATTATCTCCCCACAAAGAGTGGAGCAGGTATGACGGCTAAAGGTGTTGCTGCCTATCGTAAGGCGAACCCAGGAAGTAAATTAAAGACAGCCGTAACTGGTACAGTTAAAGCAGGTAGTAAAGATGCTAAGAGACGCAAATCATTTTGTGCTCGTAGTGCCGGTCAAATGGCAGATTTTCCAAAGGCGGCCTCAGATCCAAACTCACGTTTGAGACAGGCTCGTAAAAGATGGAAGTGTTAATATGTACAACTGTAATTTTGTAGCTAAGAAGCTAGAATATAATAACTCAAAACCCACCAAGGCAAGTGCTAAGGTGAAAGTATCACAAAATAAACCAAATAAAAATAAATAAAATGTCAAATAAGAAACTAGATTACGCTGGTATGCAAAAGAGAATTGCAGAAACCACAGGCACTACAGGCACTGCTCCAAGTGGAACACCCGTTTACAGCCGTGAACCTATGACTAAGTCTCAACAAGACAGCATGGCAGCCTACGTTAAGTACAGAATTCCTGAACTTAAACCAAAAGGCCAACCTAAGAAATATATAGGAATGCAACCAAATAAACCAGCACCTAAACCAGCACCTAAAAAGAAATAAAATGGCAACTACTAAGAACCCCATAGTTGGAATTGGGCCTCAGACCAAAAGAGAGACCAAGAAAACAGCCAGAGTTGCTAAAAAAGTTGCTCCAAAAGTACCAATGACGGTAGCAGGAACTGCTGCTGCAAAGGCCGCCAAGAAGAAAAAGAGAATAGGAAATATTGCGTCTATTGGAAGTGCTATCGCAGGGACCATTGGTATGATTGCAGCTGACGCTAGATTAGCTCGTGGAAAGAACAGGTATTACAGCGAAAATCCACAACACAACACCCCTGATCCGACAATGAGGCAGAAATGGGATATGGGTAAAAATAAAAAATCAACAAAGAAATCAACTAAGAAATAATGGCAACCAAGAAGAAACCAGTTATCGGTCCAGAAACTAGAGCCAAGGTTACCGGTGTTGTGCGTAAGCTACAAAACAGTAAGGCTGCTGGAGCCGTCAAAAAAGCAGGTGCAGCAATCAAGCAAGAGGCTAGGGTTGTTGGTCGTGCAGTTACAGGATACGCAGCAAAGAAAGAGAAGGCAAAAGAATCTTCTTCCCCTGCTAGCGCATTCCAAACACCAAAGTCAGAAGTTTTTGGCAACGGACCAGTAAAGAGCCCCGCCCAGCTTCGTGAGCAGAAAAAGAAAGACCGAACAGAGTCAAGAGTTGCAAACCGAATGTCAAGGAGTGCCGATAGATCAAAGAGAGGTGCAGACCGTTCATTTACAACAAGTTACCCGTCATCTGGTTCATCTGAAAGATTTCAGTCTAGTAAAGAGGGTCTTACAATGTACAAAGATGGTGTTGCGATATCTTTACCAAAGGCAAGAAGAAAAGCGATTCGTACAATTAGCGAGAATCTAAATACTAAAGCAGAGGGTAGAGATCGCAAAAAATTAGCAAAAGAACGATATAAGCAGATTAAATCTAAGCCAAAAACTGATGCTCAAATGCGCAAGCAGAATGCAAAAAAATGCAAAGGTAAACAAGCAGCAACCACTGGTGGTGGAAATAACTTGTGTAGCCCACAAGGAAATAATAACGCTGGAGGATTTTAAGAAATGAAAAAAGTTATAAAGAAAGCCGCTGCTAAGAAGATTTCTGAGTACGGAGGAATGGAGAAGTACACTTCTAAGAAAGCCGAGAAAAAACACGAAAAGTCTGAAGGCAAGAAGGTAGAAAAGAAAGAGAAAATGTCTTTCGCTAAGAAGACAGTTGCTAAGTCAACAAAGAAACCATTTATTTACGGTAACTAAGATGATCCTCCAGAACGATACAACCGCTAATACACTCGCTGTAATCTCTGGATCTTCAGCAGTTATTTCATTTGCAACTGCTTGGCAACCCGTAGTAGCCTTTTGTGTGGCTATTGTAGGTTGTATTTCTGGCGTTATGGCCATAGTATATTACTATAAAAAAATAAACGAATGAGTGCTCCTAAAACAAACCCCCTTCCGATTTCCTTTGATGATTTCAAAAAGAATCCAGTGGCCGGTGTGGCCTTTTGTATGTTGTTGGCTGTTAGCTATTTGTATTATGACGTTAAGACGGGCTATGGTGATCAGATTGAAAAGTCTAATCAGAAGATTGACAAGATGGGTTACGCTTTGAAGAAGAGTGATTCTGCCTTATCTGCTGCCATTACGGAACTTCGTATAATCAATACAGTAAAGAAACTATGAGGAATCTCATCATCATCTTTTGTTTTTTTATTCTTGCTGTTGAATTGGCATTCCCTGTTGGGGCTGTTACGAATGCTCCAGTGGACGATATTGAGTTGATGCTTGCCAGGATACAGAAAAACTTGGCGATGGCCTCAGAAGTTACCCAAATGGCTCAAAAGACTAGTGCCAAACTAGTAGATGCTAAGGTAGAAGAGAAGGAAGAGTTAAAAGAAGCAGTTGAAGTAGCTGAGACCCAAGTCAAAGCAATGGAGCAAGTAAACGAGATGTACGCTGCTAAGATGATTGCCAATGGT